CATAAATATTCAGATTGACAAAGCTACCAAACAACACGCTTGGCAATCTACTTTGAAACGCATTGATGATATAGCCGAACTATCAGCCGATGAGCAAGCAAAAGAGCGCAAACTGATGATTGAGGAATACAACCGTAGGCACAACGCTAAGCAGGCTAAAAACCAAAACATTTTAAAAGAGGGCGAAAAGCAGGATTTGCGAAAAACAACTCCTTTTGTTTTTACTGGTTATGAAAACTTTTCTGATGCAGATTTAGGGCTTATCATTAGCAAAGCCAAGCAATTAGAAGAAGCAGAAAAAGAACGCAATAAAGTTATTGACACGCGTAATGAATTATTAGCTAAACAAAAGGAATTAGCAGAAAAAATAAGTGCTATACAATCAAAAGGAGGTCAAACGCAAAACGACAAAGACGAATTAGACAAAC